TGTAGCGCAGCTTGGTAGCGCACTGTCATGGGGTGGCAGGGGTCGAGAGTTCGAATCTCTCCATACCGACCATTTTAATCCTCCAAAAACAACACCTTAAACCCAATTAAAAATAGTTCGCAATAACACTGTGGTAAAACAGTGGTAATATTGTGGTAAAACTATTTTGCGTAAATATATCCTTCTATCACTCGTAGACTTAACTGCAATTACTCGCTACCTTTAATTATTATTTAACTTAAGGCGTACAAGCATGCACATTTTTTTAATGCTTGCCAGTATGATCATTGGCTTATCAATTGGAACCAATTTAACTTGGCTTCTTGGTTTGCCTGCTATGTTACTTAGTTTGCTATTCTTAAATATGGGTTCTGCGGCATGGCGTGAAAGACAAGAAGCCTTCGCATTGTTTTTTGGCTTATGCTGTGGCGCACTTATCTTTGTCTCTAATTTAATATGGTAGGTTGATTGTTCCAATACTCTGTTAAAAGCCCTCTTAATTGAGGGCTTTTTATTTCTACCACTCACCTAAATTTAAAGCTACATACGCTTTATGGTAAATAGCATTTATCTTGCTCTGTATCTCGTCCAGCTTTTCGCGCTTTTGCTTCCCGTCTAAATTGTCATTATCATTTATCGCTTTTTGGATTTTTCGTAATTTAGAGATCATGCGCTGAACTTTAGCCAGCGTTGCTTTAGAGCGTAATTTTTGGCCGTCTTTTTCTATAAGCTCTTTCTGCCTTGCTGTATCGCCCAACTCCATTGCGCGCTTATAGCTTCCGTAAGCCTGGTTAGCCGCATCTAATGCCTCGTAAAAATCATTGGAAAACTTAGTGTTAGTTTTTGGCCCGCTACCTTGATAAAACGCTTTGATTACAGGATAACGGCTAACTGGCGTATCTGGTGACTCCTTCCCTGTTATTTGACGCGCCACAATATCACTCGCGCCCAACACGTAACCACCAATCGTACCTGAATAACCTTTAATCAAATGTTCCACTTTTTTAGGTGAAACACCAAACTGTTGCGCAATTGCCTTGGCTGTGTCACTTGTATATGCGTTGTAACGATCCTCAGCTTGTTTGTTTTGGTCGGCCATCCCTTCAATAGGCGAACCTTTAAAGAATGATTTATTAATCATCACTTCTGCTGCAGGCAATACCATTTGCGGTATTGGGTTTAATGCCATTGTATTAAATACAGCGTTAGCAACTGCTTTGCCCAGGTCCTTATCTGTTTGCGTTCCCGTTCCGTAATGGAACATGCGCTCTGGCATAGTGCCAAAAATAATACCTAATTCAAACGGCTTAGGTATTCTTATGTGCTCGCCATCAACAAAGATATGCCAGTTCATATCCTTATCCCAATCAGGCAATTGCTGGTATTCTTCATCGTCATCATTCATTGCGGCCAAGGCCAAGCTAAACGCAGCAACCTTAATGCCTTTCATTGCTAAGTTCGCACTAAGCACTCTCAATACTCGATCATCACTGCTTGCTTTTGCTGCTCTAACTAGCTTACTCATGCCCTGCAAACGTGCATTAAAAAAAGGCAACATATCAATCATGGTGCCAATAAGTTTAAAGTTACCCTTCAAGCTATAATCCATTAAATCCTTACTTTCATACGCTGCTTGCCGTTTACTTTTACCTGCTGCAAGCGCCGCTTCATACGTACTTAGTCGGTTTGCATTTTCTACCTTATCGCTGATCCCTCTGTATTTTTCTAGTAGCTCTGCGCCGCTATTGAGAACGGTATCAAGATAGCCGTCTATTTCATTTGAAGTTAATCCCTTACTGCGAAGTGCACGCCTTGTTTGCTGCGCTGCTGCTTCAGGATCCGCGCCATGAATATAGCCGCCTTGGAATGCAGCACCGCTAAATATTAAATCGCGATAGGCTTCATCTTCTTTAAATGCTTTTTTAAGTCCTTTTATGCTGTCACTACCAAACGTAAAGCCATCTTTATTGATCATCCAAGCATGCGCCGCATCACGTACAAAGTTTTTAAATATAAAGTCTGGGGATAAGGTTATACCTGCTGTTAAAAACCGTTTTGCGCTTCGCCCCATTCTGTTGAATAAGCTCTGGCTGCCAGCATCATTTATTTGAATTAGCGCTCTTAGTAATGCAGGGTCACTTACCATATAAGCCTGTGCTTTACCGTTACGCATTACCTTTACACGATGTAGTTTATTTAGGTCTTGCTGGCTCAAGTTGGCTATTTCTTCGCTTGCCTCTGCCTGCATATAATCAGTCCCAACAAGATTGTCGGTTACCTCTTGCATAGCTTTATTTTTTAGGGAGGCATCTAGCAACGTGCTTTGACGGGATATTATATTCTCAAGCAAGTCTTTAGTTGATTGCTCACCACCTTTAAGCTCTTTAATTTTAGCTGACTGGCTGGCAATACCTTTACGCATATGCGGCTCTACTATCATGCGTTTAATATCGTCTAGCTCGCCGTCTGTTTCTCCCATATCACGGAAAAACGGTACGTAGTATTCTTCATCAAAGCCACTGCGTTGCGAGCTACTTAATAAACCTGCGCCCTGTGCCACATCAAGAATGGCAGAGTTTACTTTGTTGTATTCATGCCGGGTCTGCTCAAACAGTTCTTCTTTACCATTAGCTAATGCTTTTAATTCATCAATATCAGTTTGGGTTAAGTTGTTTTCTCGCCCTTGCACCTTTAATTTTTCAGCGCGGTTTGCGCCCATCCACGCAAGCCAATTGTTTAGGTCATCTCCTACCATGCCAAACACTTCAAGCAAGCCTTTCGTGTTTTCTTTGCGCTGAATAATGCCATCTTTCCACACTGGTGCACCGTAATTAAATACACCATGCAATACATCCGAAAGACCGCTAGCTAAACGAGCGCTAACATAACCCTGTTTATTAGGATCAGTTACCCCCGCACTCTCCTCCGCTCGCTTAATTCCAGCTAAACCATCAAACACGCCCTCATTTAAGCGCTGCCAAAATGATGAGCTTTTTAGCGTATCTACGGTTTCGCTTGCTTTAGCTTTGGCTTTATCGGCTATGGTTTCACGCGTTTGCTCTTGGAGTCCTAGCTTTTGTTTCGGTGTACGGGTATCTTCTTCGACTATGCGGCTAAATTTTTTATCTGATTGGCTATATGCCAAGCTCGAGCTCTGATTGCTTGATGTTTCACGTTGCGCTTTAAATCCTTTAACTATGCTTTCTAGCATTTCACGCATTGCTGTTATTTCATCATCCTCACGATAAACAACGCCAAGCTTATCAAGTTGTGCACGCACAAAGCGTTTAAGTGCATTCCACCAATATTCAACTTCGCCTTTATTTGGTTCGCTCTCTACAAAGCGGGCAAATATTTCTTCAGCTTTAACGTCCTGGCTTGAATCCCAATAATCGTTGTTTGCATCCTTCCAGTACTTTTCAAATGCCTTGCGGCCTTTAGTTTTTTTAATTCGATCAATAAACTCTTGTTTGGCCTCTTTACCAATAACCGTATCAAGTCCACCATGCGCGATAGTTTCATGCGCCAATGTTTGCCTAAGATCCTGCATGCTTTCAATATTTTCTGCTATCACATAAACAGTTTTACTACTTTCACTGTAAGCTCCTTTTACATTTGAGCCATCTAAGCTCATACGCCATAACTTCTCTGCAGTTTTAGTGTCCTCAATTACATTCGCAGTAATCCCGCTAGCACCTTTTAAACCTTTGATAAACTTATCTGCTATTAATTGCGCCTCATCTGCACTTATTTTTTTGGCATTGCTTGCTTTTTTAGACTTAGAAAATAAACGTATTCCATCGTTGGTATTTTCGTTTTCTATAGTGTCGAACAAGGTCTGGTAAGCAGAGTTTATTTTGTCTTGCTCAGTTTTGTTTGGGTATGGGTAGGTGTTATCTGATTCTAAACCTAGTGACTCCGAAGCAGTCCACGCTTCATCAAACACTACATTTGCAAGGTAATCGTTAGTTATGCCTTGCTGTTTTAATTTATCTATAATGTAAGTTTCAAATGATCGCGCTGTCATTTCGATAGTCGTTGCCCAATAAGCTTTAGAACGTCTGGTGTCTAATTGCTTTGAGCGCTCAGGCAATCCGCTTTGCACGATGGCATTTCTTACATGTTTAAAAGCGTTTGCCATTTCAGGGCGAATTTCATCTGTGGATAGTGTGTATGGCGACTCAGTTATAAACTCTGTATTAGGTCTTTGCTTGCCAAAATAATTATCAAGTGCGTGCCACCATTCGTGCGCTAGAGAACCTGCACCGGCTTTTTTAGTGAGATTAATAACAACGCTGTTTGGTTCGTAATGTGCAGCTGCAGGATTTTTGCCACCTTTACCTCGCGCACCAAATGCAAGCCCTAGCTTACCGTTTAAACTTAATGCTTTTGGTGGTAAGTCTAATGCTTCAGCTAAATCCATTAGTCCATCGTAAGCTTGGTTTAGATTCTTTTGGCGCTTAGCTTGTTCTACCCAATTACCGAACTCTACACCTCTAAACCCAAACGTTTCACCAAACGTATCAGGCGTTACATTTTCAGCATAGCGTTCTGGCCCTATGCGTTCGGCATTAACCGGCTTACGCATACTAGGTGTTTCTTTTATTTTCTGTAGCGTTTGCTCGACTTCTTGACGGTTATTTTTAAGATATTCTCTGGCGGCAGTTAAATCGTTAAATGATTTTATTTTTAAGACACCGCTTGCACCTTTCCACCCTAAATAAATATCTTTAGTGTATCGGTCACGATAAACACTGATTTTACTTTTTTTACCGTTTTTAGCATTAGAGCCATCGGCTTGGTCCGCTTTAATTACTTTAGTTAGTAACGCCTGTACATCACTTAGCGATTCACTAGCACCATCATAAATAGGACGCCCGTTTCGCTCTATAAAATAAAACACCTTACTAGGCGAGTATGTTTTACCCCCAAATACAGAGAAACTGCCAGAATTTATACGGTAGCCAGAAACGGTTTTTAATGTTTCAGTGTCGGCCTTTGCAATAGAGGGGAGCGCGTCAACAATTGCCGTTAAGTTTGAGCTGTGATTACGCATTCTTTGCATAACGCTTGCTACATCACGCTCGCTGCTCATTAAGTCTGATGCAAACGATTTTAGGGTATTAACTTTTTCTGCCCATCTTGCAACCTTACGAGCAACTCGTGGCTTTGACGGTATTTCACTTCTCATTGCAGCAATTAGCGCTACTGACTCCGCACTAACTCCTTTTTCTACAAGCTCTTTGTAGTTAGGTTCAGGCCATGCCTTGCTTAATGGTAGCTCAGTAGTGCTTTGCTGATCTTGTATTGCCTCACTAAAACCGCCCCATGCATCTTTACGTGCGCCGCCAAGCTTTTCACCAAAGTCATCAATACTTTCTTGTAGGCTAGCTGGTTCAGGCTTGCTTGATGGTTGCTTGACTGTTGCTTGACTATTTTCCGCTGGTATCGTGTCGCTCTTATTTTTAGGTGGGGAGCTTTGCTTTTGCTCTTTTTGAATGTAATAAACAGCCCAAGATAGCGCATCTATTTTTTTACGAGTCTTGGTGTCTAGCGTATAAATTCCATCTTTTACCTGATTTTCGGGATCGTTACTCAGCTCTTTAATCCAAGCATCTAGCTCATTAGCTGTATAGTTTTTCGATAGCTCAACACGGTCCCAGCCATAAGCCTTCCGATTTACAGGCAAAGAAAAACCGCTCTTAGGCGGCTCTGCATTTTTATTTGGCTTAATCGTGTCTGCCGGTGGCGCTTTATCATAGCCAAACTCTTTACGTAGTTCGCTGTAAGCTTGCCGATTAATGCTTTGCGGTGTATCGCTGTTAAACTCTTGATACGTTTCAAAGGAAGATTCCGCAAGTGCTTTATCAATGGCTGGTTCATAACCTTCTTCTATTTTAGCCATGGCAACATCAAAGCCTGCCGAGCCCTTTTTTAGCCCCTGTTTCTTAGCTTCACTTTGCAGCCATTTACGTTTAGTTGTTTTTAGTATTAGTGGCAGCTCTCTCGTTTGCTCAGGGGTTACCGGCTCTTGCTCAATTAATTTACCATTACCATTACCAGCAGTTTCAATGCCTTCTTGGTCAACTAATTTACCAATATCGTCATTTAATTTACTTGAAGTGGCAGCTTTACCATTATCTGTGACAGTTGATTTACCACTTTGCTTGCCTGTATCACCCTGTATTTCAGTACTGGGCATTTCTTTGGCCAATGGTACCAACTGTTCAATTGGCGCATTTAAGCGGATTACTTTTATTAGCTCGCCTTTTTCGCGGGCGGCTAACCACTGGTGATGGCCGTCGAGTACATAGCCGTCATTCGATACAAGTATAGAGCGGTTACCACCCTCAAGCTCCATTGCCTTTTTAACTTTGGCTGGTGAAAATTCTTGCTGCGTTGGCTTTAATGACTTCGCTTGCACTTCATTTTTTTCACTGTCGATGTCACGCGCTTTCATAAAATTGACCATAGCGCCGCGGTTCTCAGCTTTGATCTGTGGCATTTCTGAACGCGGTATATTTTTGGTACCGCTATCCTTCGTAAAAGATTGCCATTCATCATCAATCATTTCACCTGCGATATTTTTACCTTCTTCGCTCTTCACTTGTTCCACATCAACGTTTAAAGATAAAGCTTCGCCTTCTTGTTGGTCTAATTGATCTTGATCGCCCTGTTCATTTTGCGCAACTGTATCAGTTTCAGAACTTTGCTCCGATGCTGCCTGTTCTGGACCTTGCTTAGCGCTATCATCGCCTTTAATCGTCCAGCCGAAACCATTATCAAAACTTACCGCTTTTGTTTTTTGGCCTGATCTGCGAGCGGCGCGTGCTTCTTTGCTCAATAGCGCATCGCGTTTCGTCTTAAATGCTTCACCATTTTTAGCTACGTTAACGCCGCTTTCGTTATCAGCAAAAACAATATTTTTTTGTGGTAATAAGTTTTGCGAGTCTTTACCGGCTTGCTTAACCTGCTCTGCTGCACGTTGCTGAGGCCGACCATCTTCACCAAAAATAATATCTTTTTGTTCAATGCCTTTAGGCTGCGACTCAAGATCCGCTTGTGTTTGTTCACGCATTTCACGGTTTTTAGTTTGACCTGTTGTTGGCAATTTCCCTTGCTCTGGCACTATCTGACCATCTATAGGTGCATTGTCTATGCCTTGCACGTTTTTCGCGTTCTGTGCTTCCTGCGATAACAACTCGCCTTCATGCTGGTATTTAATCGGGCTAAAACGATCTTCTGGCGTTGGCGATTTATCAAATGCGGCTGCTTTTACTCGCTCATCTACTGTAGGCGCATTATTACCTGCATCTAAATCCCTTAACGATTGCTGTGCGGGACTTGTAAGCATATCGCCATACTGACCGGCCGATTTTGCTGTTTCATCAAAGCCAGCCTGTCTTGCGGCTGTTGGTGCATCATAATCAACTTCATCATTTTTAAATTCTGGCGTTTGCGTATCTTCTGGTACCGCTTGAGCTTGTTCGGCTTGTAGTTCCGCTTGCTGCGCTGGCTCTGCCGCCGCTGTAAATACAGGATCATCAATACCAAACTTTTCTTTCATGGTACGGGCAACAATCGCTGAGGCTTCAACCTCTGTAAAGCCTTGCTTTATTGCTGAGTCATACTGCTGCTTTTTAACTGTTTCAATGGCTTCTTCTGGCGCTGCGCCTGCCTCTACAAGCTGATCAACGCCGTCTTTAACTGCTTCAGCTGACTTTTGTTGGTAACCCATAACCTTTTGCGCTGTCTCTGAACCCGTACGCATCACGCCACCGACCAGTACGCCACCTATAAAAGCCTCATCTAAACCTTCAAATTCATCAATACTTTTACCTGCGCCCCATTGCGCCAAAGCTTCTTGCCCTGTTTCGGTTAAGCCTTCACCTACAGCACCTTTGAATATGCGCTTAGCAAAACTTGGATCGCGTACAGCATCAACAAGCTCGCCCTTGCCCATTCGTTTGGCCGTTTCGACTACGCCATCTTTCAAAATGTCTTTACCAAGTTGACCCATGCTAACCTTGATACCTAAACGCTCAAGTAACATTTGGCCGGCACCGGATGCCACGGCTTTAACTTCGTCTTTTTCGCCTTCTGGTTGTTTCTCGTATGCTTCGTTAGACAAACCGCCAGCCATACCAAACGCACCAACACCGGTAGCCGCGCCTACCATGTAAGGAATTGAACCAGCAACTAGCTCACCTGTATAGCTCCCTAAGTCACCAAGGCTATCAATATCTTTGTAAGATCCGACGCTGGGCTTGTACTCTTTCTGTTCATTAGTATTACGGTCAATACCCTCTTGTGCCCATTTAGACAATGAGCCTTCTTGCCCAATAGCCTTAGCAACCTTTTGAGATACTGAACCCTCTTGCTGATCACTTGCCTTTTCACCAGTGTCAGTAAAACCCTTAACAGCTCGATAGCCTAGCTCTTGAACCTTATCAACACTTGCGCCAAATGCCGCCGCCATACCGCCCTTACTTTCTGGCTCAGCAAAGGGATCTACAAACTCAATTTCTTTATTTGTAAATGGGTCAACTATTTTATTGGTCATTTGATAAATACCCTTGCTGGATAGCTATTTGTGTAGCTTGCTGTACTGATAAATTTTTGTTCGCTTCCATAAATTTGGAGATAACACCCTTAGCATCAACGCCATCTATTTTACTAGTGTATTTAACAGATTCATTTCTCTGATTAGTATTTGTAGGCTTGTTGCTAGGTGATGTGCCGTAAGATTGCTGCAGTTGATCTATACGGTTTTCATAAAGTTGCTTAACTCTGTTTTTTGCTTCCTCTCTACCACCATCGTCAAGATAATCCAAGTCTGATCCGCCTTCTATTTTGGCAAGTGCTTTGGTCATTTCATCTTGAATAGAGTTAAGTTGTTTTTGGTAGTCGTTACTACCACCACGGCTTGAGCTGGCTTTTGTGCCACGGCCAAAGTTTGCAGCAACTTCGGTCCCCATTTTGTCCCAATATTCAGGGCGCTCTATCATATCTGCCATCATTGCGCGTGTTTTGATGGTGCTAACTAGCTCTTTAGGCGTGTAGGTCATTACAGGATCATCGCCCTCAGACGTTCGGCCCTTAGTCATTGGCTTGATTTCTTTTGCGCCATTTTCATATGTAACTTGTAACGCCAGGGCTACGCTCCCATCTTCACGTTCTGCCGGCACAAAACCAGCAAAATCCACACTCGCAATTTTTGATTTGACGGTTTCGTCATACTGACCAACTGATGAATTTATCTTGTCTTTAAATACGCCGTTAAATAATTTAATTGTTTCTGGCGAGTTAGCCTCGGCCATATTTCCGCTTTTAATAACGGTATCAAGCTTTGTGCTTAATCCTTTTACCGCTTCACGGTATTCAGGTTTCATGTAAGTACGCGGGTCCATGCCTTTGTTACGCGAAAGTACATCATTTAAATCTTCAGGTATTTGGCCTGTTTCTCTGAATGACTGCCACGCTACAGGTATTGCCTGCTGATCTTTTTGCCACTGAGCTTGTTGTGATTGAAAATTTTGCTGCCACTGTCTTTGTTGCTGGTTAGCTTCTAGCGTTTTATTGCGATATTCACTACCTTCATTAGCTTGGTTTTCACGCCATTTAACGTCCTGCTCGCGGTTTTGAACGCGCTCATTATCAAGCTGAGCTTGTCTATCAAGACCGTCTTGATAACGCTGATCATTTCGTTTATCCATATCAGCAAGGCGAGCTTTATTGTCCTTGCGTGCTTGATGGCGTTCCATCATTTCAAAGCCCTTTAACGCCCCGTCTACAAATGCGCCTGCCATACATTACCCCTTAAAGTGAACCAGCAACTAAACCAATAGCGCCACCAATAGCCGCGCCCCAAGGGCCACCAACGGTAAAACCGACCATTGCACCCGATGCAGCGCCGCTCATTTGTGCGCTTTTCTGCTGCTGGTCTAAGTTTTCGTTAGTCATATCGCGGTTTTGTTCCATATCAGATAGAGATTTAAGCGAGCCTGTGGCCTTGTCTTTTGTGCTCTGTCCGGCCTGCATGATTGAATAAGCCATTATTTACCACCTATATCAGCGAGAGACTTAGGCGCGCCGCCTTGCCCAGTTAAAATTGAGTTTTGCAAATCATCTACTGACTCGCGTGTTTCGTTGTTTACAGAGGCCGTTGTAAGGCTTTTTAATAAACCTGTATTGGCGCTGCTTTGCTTTGTTTCATCTGGCGTTAAACCATATCGCCCTAATCGTTGAGACTCGGCCACTTTCGATTGATTGAACGAGGTATTTATATTTGTTTCATTACGGGCCATTTGCTCATTTAGCAATTTGTCGCTTGTCGCTAAACCAAACAATTCCTCCTGGACCGGTAAAAAACGCGTTTTATAATCTTCAAATTGCTGGCGGGTTAGATCGGCTAAAGCGTTTTGATATTTATCGGTTCTAATATCTGAGCTATCAACGCTGTAAATATCGTAATCAAAATCATCTTCCATAGGTTTCTCCTATACGGTCCAGTTGTTAGGGTCGTTATTTGGCGTGCCTGTAATTACATTGTCCATATCAGCAAGCCCGGTATCCGCTGGTAAATTGTTGTAATAGCTTCCTGCCGCACCTGCAACCGCGCCAGCCGCACCTAGAATAGAGTCACTTTGTTGTCTGTTATTGTTTGCATCATTAAATGCTTTTTGCTGTGAGCTTGATGCAATATCGCTTAGCGTTGCTGTAGCTTCCTGTGACTGTCCTTGTCCCATAGCCATTACATTGCTCATCTTGCCTGTGTAACGCTCCTGCCCTGCAACCTGTGAGCGTGATTTTGCATCGCTTGTTACTGATGCTTCGTTGTCGGCCATATCGCTAACAACGTTTTTGAACTTGCCGCTATTTGGGTTTATGCCGTTCGCTTCCATACTTGAAAGTGCGTTATTACTGGCATCCGAAAACGATTTTTTATAACCAAGGTTTGTGTTCTCGGCTATATCATCGTAAACGCTTGCGTCATTGGCTTGTTTTGCTTCGTCAATAACTTGGTTTTCAAATGGCACAATACTTTTTTGGTAGTAAGCCCATTCTTCGCCGTATACCTTGGCAAGCTCTTTCTCATACTCTGTTTCTTTGACTTCGTTGGACTTACCCATGAATCTTAATCCCCTAAAAAGTGTCGCCACACGGTTAAACCATCACGCACGCCAGCGTGAGCCCAGCCATGTAAGGGAGCTACTTTGTTAAACCCGCGTCTAGCGGTTGCAAATTCGATAAATTGAGCCTTGCCGCACTTAGCAAGCCTAATGATGTGATTTAGGTAACGCTGCGTAGCATTCCCACCGTGGCAAGACGCTACAGTTATTTCGATAAACGTTTGGTTTTCAATATGGCGAGGGCGCAAAATAAAAAAACCATCCGGCACCAAAAACAAAAAAGCCCACTCGTTTGAGCAGGCTTTGTCGATTTCTTGGTATAGGTGTGGGTCGTTTGCAATATTACCTATTCGAGTTATTGGCTCTTTAAGCCGATCACGGTGTTTATCCCATGATACGCATTGCAGGTATGACTTTTCCATTGTGATAAAATATTAACCTATATTGGGGGGTTTATCCATTACCCTAAAGCGTTTCCCTTCTTGAATAGTTGAAATAAAACGTCTTGTTGAGAAACTTTAGGGTAAACGGTGCCAGTAAATGTGTCAGTTATAGGTGATGCGTTAGTGCTAACCCTTAGTGATATTGCATACGTAGTGTTTGCATTAATAGTTAACGTTGTATCCTCTACTCCCTCAGCGCCTTGGCCTGAGTTTGAAGTTAAATTAGTTCCTGATGTTGTTCTTACATGAAGTGTCGTTGACTTATATTGATTTGATCCACTTTCTCCTGAATCGGGAATACTAACTTTTATCTTTCTTATATATAGCGTTCTTGCGAATGTCGCGCTAGCAATGTTAAGTGTTGCTATTTGGGTTTGGCTTCCGCTTATTTGCGTTAAGTTTACCGGCTTGGTTATAGTGTCTGTAACATCGCCGCTTAAATTTTCCGCGTAAACAGTGCCGTAAAAGCTCGCATCCTGACCAAATAGCTGATTGATATACGCTTGATTTATTTGCGCTGAGCCAATCGCGCCATTTGCAATATACGTTGTTATATTTGAACTCAAAATTTTACTAAGTCCCGCGAACGGACCAAGTGAAGGTTTTCCAGTTATATTGTCATAAGCTAACGAGTTTAAATATGCCAAAGAGCCAAGTGCCGGCTTTCCTGTTACTTCGTTATAGGATAATGAGTTTTTAGAGGCTAGGCTTCCAAGTGTAGGCTTGCCGCTCAAGTCGTTATACCCAAGCTCACTTAAAAATGCGAAAGCTCCTAGGTTTGGCCTGCCGCTAAGTTCGTTATAACCAAGCGAGTCTTTAGAGGCTAAATCTCCCAAGCCGGTTACTTTAGATAAAGGTATTGCGCCGGTAGATGACATTACAACGTTGCCGCTACTATCCTTAATCGTAACTGATTCAAGTGTCGCGCTCTTTGCAAGCATGTTGCCACCGGGGTCAATTGAAAAATTACCGCTTCGTGCGCCGTTACTTGGGTTGTAGTTAATTGACGGCGTTGTCAGCCTTGAGCCAACAAGCAAACGATTTGCAAGTAAGTTGTCAGTAACCAAGCTTTTTATGAATGCTTCATCAATGATAGCCGTGTTGATCACTGTTTTACCATCCGAAACAGCAAATACAGGTGTTAAGTTAGTAGGATCTTGATCTGTTATTATGGAAAACTTGGCCCCTTTAACGGCAAATATAGGCTCAATACCATCATTAACAAGGCCTACACTTGTTGTTAGTCCTGCTACTGTTGATTTAACGCCCCATAGTGCACTGTATTCTCCCTCATTTGTCGCTACGGTTTCGCCAAGCGTTTGCAGGCTGGCACCTACACTATTACCGCTTGCATCCTCAATGACGGATTTTAGTAGCTGGTTAGCGCTACTTATTGCGCCGTCCGCATCTGTTTTGGTGTAAAAGTTATTGTATAAATCAGCGCCTATACTTGAACCGTCCGGATCTTCAATGGCGCTTTTAAGCTGTGTTGTCGCGCTGCTAATCGCGCTGTTAGTGTCCGTTTTTGTATAATAGTTTGTTTGCAGTAATGAATTTACATTGCTTATTTCAGTATCGAACTCTGAACCAAGGCTAGTAACTGCTGAACTTATGGCACTATCAGTATAGGCCTTAGTGTAATAATCAGAAGTGAGCAATGCTTGGTTATCATCGATGTTCGATTGGAGTGCCGTTGTTGCTGTACTTATTGCTTGGTTTGTTTCTGTTTTCGTTAAGTAATTTATATATAAGTCAGCGCCAATACTGTTACCGTCTTGATCTTCAATCGCACTTTTAAGCTGTGTTGTCGCCTGACTTATTGCGCTATCTGCTGCGGCTCTTGTGTAGTAATTAACTTGCAAGTTTGCGGCGACACTATCGCCGTCCGGATCTTCAATCGCTGCACGCAAAGCGGTGTCTGCACTTGCTATGGCTTCGTTAACGTCTGCGCTAGTAAAGTAGTTATTAACTAAGTCTGCTTTCACATCACCTACACTGCTATCAAGCTTTAAAAGGTCTTGAGCGGTTGCTTGTGTCTTGCTTGCGAAAGTGGTTTGCAGTTGGTACAAGCTAGATTTACTTTCATCTATAGCCGAATTTAGAACAAATATAGACTCTGCTAATGCTTGCTGATCATTAGCAATAACGCTTTGCTTACTAATTATATCCGCTTCCGATAGCGTTCTTCGATTTTCGGCCAAGTCATTTGCTAATGCGTTTTCAATTACGGCTTGAGCGCTTGGTTCAAATTCTGCCCTAAGTTGCTGGTTTGTGCTTGCGGTCGATTGCTCTGCGTCTACTTTAGTTTGAAACTCATTAAATAGCGTTGCGCCAAGACTGTTGCCTTCAGGATCTTCAATCTCGCTTTTTAATACAGTTGTAGCCTGGTTAATTGCCTGATCTGTTTCCACTTCTGTTCGGTAGTTGTTTTGCAAATCAGATGCAATGCCGCCTATATCGCTATCTAATGTTGATTTAAGTGCGGTTGTCGCTTCGCTTATTGCTGTGCTTGTATCGGTCTTTGTTGAAAAATTAGTGTAAATATCTGCTGCTAGACTGTCGCCTTCTGGATCTTCAATTGCGCTTTTAAGCTGCTGGGTCGCTTCTGATATTGCAAGGCCCGTTTGTGTTGACGTTAGGTAGTTTTGGTATAGGTCCGCTGCTACGCTTTCGCCCTCTGGATCTTCAATTGCGCTTTGTAGGATTGTTGTGGCTTGGCTTATTGCCTCGTCAGCTTGTGTTTTTGTGTAGTAATTTAAAGATAGTCCACTACTAATATCATCAATGTTTGATTGTAGTTGCGTGCTTGCCTGCGATATTGCACTGTCGGTATCTGCTGCGGTGTAGTAATCACTCGTTAAAACCGCATTAAACCCGCTCTCTACTTCCGACTTTAATGCCGTTGTAGCTTGGCTTATCGCTTCCTGTGTATCAACATTAGTAAGATAATTTACTTCTAAGAAAGATTTATTACTATCAACCTTGCTGTCTAGTTGAAATATTTTTTGTGCGCTAGATGATATTTCATTAGATATAGCTTTGTTCAACTCGGTTATACGAGCGCTACTATCATTGAACTGCGTTTCAATAACAGAAATTGATTGAGCTAACGCCTCTGACTCTGACGTTATGGCCTCTTGAGTCTGTAAAATATTTGCAGTTATTATTTGCTGCCTGTCGTTAGCCAGGTCATTAGCAATCGCGTTTTCAATAACAGATTGAGCAAGTGGGTCAAATTGGCTATCAAGCTCAAAGATGGCCCTTGAAACTGCCTGCTCCGTATCTACTTTTGTGGAGTAGTCATTGAAAAGTGTTGCACCTAAACTAACGCCTTCAGGATCTTCAATTTGAGACTTTAAAAATTGAGAAGCAACCGCAATAGCCTGATCCGCTTCTGAACTTGTGTAGTAGTTGTTCGTTAGAGTGCTGTTTACAGTGCTGATCGCGCCTTCTATTTCTTGTGTTACTTCTGAGCCTAGCTGCGTTGTTGCTTCGCTTATCGCACTATCGGCTTGAGTTTTAGTATAATGGTCCGTTTTTAATGTTGCGCCCAGGCTGTTACCGTTGGGATCTTCAATTTCACTTTTAAGTTGCTGCCCATAAGCTGAAATAGCGCTATCAGCTTGAACGCTTGTGTAATAATCACTGTTAAGTAATGCGCCCAGGCTAGTGCCTGTTGGGTTCTCTATTTCTGATTTTATCTGCTCTGATGAAAAGCTTATTGCACTATCGGTTTGAACTTTAGTGTAGTGCTGTGACTCTAGCAAAGCGCCTATACTATTGCCGTTTACGTCCTCTATTTCAGATTTTATTAGCTGTGTTGCTGTCGCAATAGCTTGATCTGTTGTCGCTTTCGTATAGTAAGTGCTTTCAATGTCGCCCGACAACGCTAAGCCGGTTGCTTCTATCTCAACCCTTATCGTTTCTGCTGCCGCCGCTATTGCTTCGTTAGCTTCTGATTTTGTTAAAAACTCAGATTCAATGCGCGCATTCACATTTTCAAGCGATGATTCAAATTCATATAATTTAGTTGTATTGGACTGCCAATTAATATCGTTTATGGATGCACTTTCAATTAACTGCCTAGCAAGTGAGTCGCTACTAATTTCTACCGATTCAACTCTTTGCTTAGCGCTTTCAGCTACCTGCCTAGCTGCCTCTGTATCATTGGTTAGGTCCGTTATTCCCTGCTTTACTTCTGGTAGCTCGGCGCTTAGATCCTCTATTTCGCTTTTAATGCTTGGTATGTCGGCTATGTTTTTATCAACGTCCGTTCTTAACGCGTTAATATCAACACCAATATTCTCTATATTAACCTTTAAAGCTGGTATCTCGTTTTCAACAAGTTCACCAAGCATAAAATCAAGCGCAGGTATCTTCCCAATTTCAGACGTTAAAAAAGTGCCTAAGTGGGAGCTTTCAATTTTTCCGCCAATTTCATCAAGTATTGATTCAGCCGAATTGATTGTTTCAGCGTAAATGCCGTTCGCGCCTTGTGTTGGCCCTTTCATATCGACGGTATTTACAAATCTAACCCAGTAATAATACTTTTCACCCATATTTACAGAGTCGCTAAATACGTCCGCGACTTCCGTTGCTATGCGTGTAGCACTGCCGAATGTGTTTTCCTCGCTTCGCCACACTTCTGCGTAAGCATGACCTCTGTATGTCGGGTGTTCCCAAGTTACTGCTATAAAAGTAAAGCCGCCGGTTGCTGCTAATCCAACCGGTGCATGTGGTTTTTCAACGCTGCCGGTTGTAATAGGTAAGCCGCCAGTGTTAGTGCCGCCATTGGCGCTATTAATAAGCGCATTGCGTTTCATATCATCCAGGTTAATTAGATCACTAACAAGTAAAGCGCGATTATCCCCTTTGCCACGTTGACCGGTTAAAATTTCAATGCTTTCGGCCATAGCACTATCAGCCGGCTTTTGCTTTCCCTGCCTGACAATGCCAGGAAACACACCTTTTTTTAATTTAGCCATTAAGCGGCAACCTCGCGCATAGTTGTGGCAATAGAAACACTATGGATAACGCCTTGACCGTAAACCTCAAAAGACCATGAGTTACCACGCGTAGGCGGCAATCTAAATGCTGACTTTGGTATTTGCCCTGGTTCTAAATGCAATACGACCTCGTTATCTGCATAAATATAAAGCCCTGCAAGCTGCGTATCGACACCTTTAACCATTGCACACGCAAAGCTTAGGTCATTAGCCGAAAACTCTTTAGAGCGCCATTCATAGCTCATTAGTGATGTGCTGGAATCCCACTTGCTAAGGTTTGCGCCCTGGCATGTATACAAAGCATCATCAACGAGGCTGTTAAATCCGCAAATTGCTGTTGCTGTAAAGTGTCTAAAGTCACCATTGCTCGGATCAAAAATAAACGCTTTATCTAAGTTGGCACCGTAAAAAGCAAGATATCGCCCTTCCTGGTGGTAAGCTTCGATAGTGCTTGGATCGTACTCCTGCCACTGCTCACGCGTGATAACTTGATTGGTTAGCATGGTTAAGCCGCCACTTGTTAAGCCTATTAATCCGTCTGGACTAGCGTATATAAGCGTGCCATTTACAATGACTGCAGATCTAGTACTTGTGCACGATTGGTTAGACTCTAGCTTTTGACCTGCCATTGAGTCAGGGCTTATGCCACTAAATAAATATGGATAGCCTTTTGTTAAAACCGCTAACGTATTGCCTAGTGCTGCAACGGTTACTATTTCGTGCTCAGTTGTTAGCTGGTAAGCACTAGGCCAAGCATAAGGAAGGTATGACTCGCTAAAACAAACAGTGCTATCAAAAAAGCCAGCCAAAATACCGTTTGCCATAGACGTTAAGCCTTTCATGTTTTCGTTTGGCATTTCATAATCGTAAGTATCAAGCGATGATCCTAGTTCGTCCGTTGGAATATCATCAACAAATTGGCTTTGTGCTATTGGTATCTCTGCCACAAATAAATAATCTGCTATGCCTCCGCCGGTTGCCGTTCTGTATATTCTGCGATGCGTAATATTTGACGCATTTACATTTGGCGGCGATAAAGCAAGCGTTACGTATGTGCCTTCTTCGTCCGGGTATCTAATATCAAGACGTTGTGACGCTTCGCCCGGCGGTCCTTCTTCGCCCTGCTCAGTTACAAACGTGTGCGTGTAGTAGCGCGTTTCATCATCGTTAGGATCTATTTCATCGGTAGCCGTATCGGTAACAATGGCGATTATCGGCACTTCTGGCGATTGAACGCCAAGACGATAAGCACTAGCCGGCATATTAGAACCGCTAAAAATAGCGTTGTTAGTTACTTTTGGGTAACCATCACCCGTAAAGTAAACACGTTGCCAAGGATCGTCAGCAATTGGGCTTGCCACTGCGTTAACCACTTTATCCCAGGCGAACCAATGTTCATTTAAGTGCTGGTAAATGGTTTTAGCATTTGGAATTACAGATATACCAGTTAATGCTGGACGCTTTAAAGGGGAAAGGTTGCCATTATCAAAATGACAACCATACGCTTTAGACGCTGATTCATTGGGGAGTAAACGAGGATCGACTTTAGGCCGTTCACCGGCAAAAGTTTTAACGGATATTGCAGGCATAGGATTCGCTTATTTTAGTTTGAGTAGTTTGAGTAGTTTGAGTAGTTTGAAGGGTGTTGAATTAAAGGTTTATTACTTTGCTTTCCCACTTGTGAGCGCGTTTACAGTGATTAGCGCCATCAAAAGGCCTTGCTAGTAAGTCAATTACACGCATTTGATAGTGATAGCGCTTGTCGTGCGATAGCCTAAAGCTGCGTGCTGAAATTGACTCAAGCCTAGTACCATGACAAATGCTACAAATAGCTATGTCTATGCTGTATAAACTATTGAATGCCCATGAGCTACCGAACAGCGCAACTATGGATAAAATAAAAAAAGGACCAATAAACAAAAGGCCACATAAAATGTAGCCTATTAACGTTCTTAGGGTTTTTAGTGTCGTTAGCATAGCGCTCTCACTTACTCAAAAAATGCTTTTCTAGCCAATACAAAATCTAAACCAAACTGTTTAAATTCACTTTCATCATCAAGTACAAGAACCTTGTTGCCTTCGCACGTTTCGGCATTGAACTTTATAGGGAAAAATTGTTCATCTGCTCCAAATTCTTTTGCCAAATCTAGTGCCGACTTTAAGGCGGATAAGCCGTTTTGATTGGTTTCTGTTAGCGATATATCAACTCCTTTGTATTTTACACCGCGTAACTTCGCTATTTTATGCCCGTATGGTTCAAGCACTTCTTCAATAGTTTTTACTTCCGGGCGCACTGGTTCATCGGGCAATGGTTTTGGTGTCGGTTCTATTAACTCGCCATCTTCACCCGTTACCGGCTCAAGCTCTGCGTTTTCAAGCTCAACAGCTTTAACTTCCTTTAAGTAATTAAGATACTCTGCCGCCCATTGGTATTGCTCTGACTCAGATTGCAAAGCAGCGAATTTATCAATGTGAGTAACCTTACCCATATCTACAAGTTGACCAATATCTTTAGCTATTGGCACTTGCTTTAGAGTAGGCCACCCCTCCGCGTTAAGCAGAGGGCTTTGCTCATCATCAAGCACTACAAAATCAATAATTTTATTTGTCATCTTTAACCCACCCTAAAGGCTCTACAATACGTGCAGTACCCACTTTTACAGTGTTGCCGTTAGTGTCGAGCATGGTTGTTTGGTTATCTGCAATATGTATTTTACTATCATCACCCCAATCTGTGCCGTCATGTTTAAGCTCAGTGTAAGCGTAGTTAATAAATCCTTGACCAGATTCTTCTGTTGCGTAGTTTAAGGCTTTAAAGGCTGTGCTGTTATTTGTGGGCTCTAAAAGTGGGCATGGCTGATGAGCGGAAAGATTGTTTGCATCCAGAAGTCCAGTGGATGGGAATATGGTTGTCTTTAACAAAGAAACCTCGACAGCCTTATTTGCACTGGTTGTGGAGGTCATAATGTTACCCGTCAAAGAAAATCCTAAGTTAGATCCAGCCCTCTCATCGCTAGTATCCGAAAAACAAACAGTCCCAATACCAATACAGCCATCCTTAACTACTGAGTTTGAAGTAGGCAAACAAGGGCCTGCTAGGACTTTATAATAAAGCAAGGTTATTGTTCCTGATGATGGCTCTATACTCACTTCGTTAGTCGTCTTGTTAATTGCCCTTGTACCAGAAGTCCAAGAGGCACCAAGATTGCTTGTTTGCTGATAATAAAGCGATGACTCCACCGATTTTTCATTAAGTTTTGGTGCTGACCCATTTGGATCGCCATCAACCCAATTACCAACCCAGCCAGAAGACAATGCAGGGCATCTAGCTATGTCCTCAACACTCCCCATAACATCTAGGGTAGTGTATTCGCCTGATACAGTTTCTAAACTTTCGTTTACACCTAAAATGTCAAAAAGCAGATCGGACGCTGTCCCAGAGGAAACAATTGCAGTTCCTATACCCTCAATAAATAGTAACAAACGACCATTAACAAGCTTTGAAACTTTACCCGAATACCATTCGTTAACAGTTAAAGGTGATGAAGAATTTCCAGTGTCTGTTATCCTAAAGCCTACAGGCGTACCATATGGATAATTGCGACCTTCGATAGCATCAAGGTAAATATATGCAGAGCTAGCTGCAGTTCTAACCCCCTTATCTAGATATACTCTTTTTAAGTAATCTCGACCAAAGTAAGCCCCCGATTTTATTTTCAAGTCAACCGATGAAAAATCACTTTCCGACAAAGGCAATGCTGGGTAGCGAGCATCTCTACAGATCCCGCCTTGACCACCGCTATATACCATATCAGAATAGCGCCCATCAAAACGACCGCTTTGCCCTTGGCTTATGTTGCCGCCATAATCCGCTGCCCCTATTTCGCCGCCGTTTGAGCTTTTAAAGTAAAAACATGATTGCCTTGTTACCGTATAGCTGGCGGGTAAATTTGCCCAATTGGAAATCTGAGTAAGGTCCGAAGGTAAAAACCTCCATCCTGCAGAACCTTTTGGGTTTAAGCTTGGGTGGTAAGCTCCTTTATTTAGCCTGTTAACAGTGCCGCACACCAAGAAATATATTGAGTTATCAATAGCGCCACTAACATGTGTGGTATGCCCCAAACCAAAGTGCTTTGATGGGTTAAGCGCGTAGTCGGGGAGTCTATACTGATTTACAGTGTCACCACTAAAAACAACATTATCATCTAAATTGCCCTGAGCTTGTATTCGGCTTTCTGTATCAAATCGAATAGCGCCGTAACCACCTTGGCTGTCAGTTGAGTCTAACGTTTTCCAATTGCCATTGCCATTACCTGCAAAGCTTCTTATTCTTACGCACCACTGATAAAACTTGCCGTCCCTGTCGTCAAAATAAAGGTTGTTATTTGGATCGCTAGCAAACGCTGCACGCTCACCCTCCGAAGCATTAAACCAGTTGATACCATTACCTCTAATGCTTGTATCGCCTTTATACATTGAAAAATAGGTGATATCTCTAATTACATCCGTTTCAGCGGTTACGCCATTGATAGTTGATGGCTTTGATTGAATAAGACCATTAGCGTATACAAAAGGGGATTCCAATTTAATCTCGCGAAGAAACCCTTCAAAGCCCCACATATCAACCCTATCGGTAACAACTTTGTTAGTAGACGTCTCGGACGCAAAGGCGATCTCAGGCGTTGCGTGGAGTACACTCTGTCCATTGTTTGAGTCATACGTTCTAGTGCCATCTTCTTCGGGTGGTAATCTAATAAATGCGGCATTCTCCCCTACGTAAGAATCAAATCTCGGCAAGTTCTTTAATCTAGTCAATATCCCCGCAATATTTATAACTGGGCCTGGCTCCTCGTTAGAACCCAGTGAGAAAGTATTGCTCCAGCTAGAATGGGGGGATATTCTTATTCCTAAGCCTTTGTTTACTTCTTCGTAAGATGATGACCAGTTTATCCCCATTGATAAAAAGCCTGCCGCTGCAAATCTATCACTCGTTGCATTTCTACGAGCTTCAAACTCAGCTTTTCGCATTGCATAAGGGTATGGATTGATAGCATCGAGTTCAGCTAGCTTATTATCATGATCACGCACCATTTGCGACGGTGTTTTAAGTGATTGCTTTAAGCCGTGGCTGTCGGTTAATTCTTCGCTTGCGTTATCTGAGTTAAGCCAAGTGCGTAGTTCATCTAAAAACAATTGCTTTTGGTTGAACTGAACGGATACTTGCCCTGCAATGCGCGTTAATATCGTGCCGGAAGTATTGCGCACAATTGCGTATGTTTTATTTGTTCCTGTAGAGCCCTCAAAGCCACGATCAAGTGTAATGCTTGTATCGCTATTAACTGCTATTACTTCATACCAGGTCTTTGCATCTAGCGTGAAAATATCGCCAATAGCGATAGCAATTACATCGCTTTGCCAGTTTGTATCAACACCAACGACTGATTGGTTATTATTAGTGACGTTTACTTTACCTACGCGATACCACGCGCCTGCGCTTGCTGCCATTTTACTGCCCCTTCTCTTGGCCCATCATTGCAACGTCTGCTTGGCTTTTTTCGCCTAGCTGACTTCTAAATGCGTTCATGTGCATTTGGCTCTTATTAGGGTTGGCCGCATATTCAGCATCTTTCATGTATGAGCGGTATAAAATCCACTCAATGATTGCGTTTACGTACACATCATCAAGCGCAATAACTTCGCCTGCATCATTTGATACCGTATCAATCGCCGGCGGCGCTTTTGAGTAAACAAGGGTTAAATTAATGCCAGTAACAACGCCAGGGTAAACGTAGAATGTTTTAGGGTTGCGCTCGTCATAAATGTAAAGCTCTACTTCTACCGCTGTTTTACCTGCGTACCACGTATCGTAGTTGTCATCTAATACTTGGCGGTTGTATGGTCCACGAATAGCTTTACCGGATTCATTGCGAGGAATATCAATAAGCTTTAAAGCATCTGCTGGGAGCGTTTGCTTAACACCTTCAACACACGCAAAGTCGTCAATATCCACGGTGTAAGAGTCAGGTCGGCGCAGTACAATGGCTCGTTGAGCGTCATTTAGATAATTTAATAGCTCGTCTTTAGGCCAGCGAGTGTAGCCCGGATCGTTTAACAGCTTATTTACGCGCTGTAAGATTTCGTTTGATGTAATAATAGCCATTAGTAAAACACTCTTGTTTGTGAAGGTCTTTGCTCGTCCAGGGCTTCGATAGCAACTTGAAAAGCATCGCGGTAGCCATCGGTAAAACGGCGTTTAAAGTAATCAGACTTTGCCAGATCAGTCCATGCAGTATTAGGCATCATCAACAAAGTTGACGCGGCACCATCTGCAATGGCATCTGCCCACCGGTTAACGATTGTGTTATCCGCATCAAAGTCATTAGGCAGAAGGAATTGCGGGGCGATATGGTAAAACACACGCACTTTAGGCGATGTGCTGATCACGGTTACTGTGCCATTTGACGACACCAAGAAGTCATCTGAGCTTTTAAGCTCGTTACCATTGGCATCTAAAACAAAATCAACACTTACAAATACGTGATCACTATCAATGTTAAGTTCCCCGCTTTGCCCTTTCTCAATTTCTTGAGTGCGAGCTAAAAAACGAGATTCATAACAAAACTTTTGGTAGGCGCGACCTAGCTGGTCTTTCGCCATCTGATCAAGAACGCCCCCGCAGCGTTCACGAACTAACGGGATCAAGCTAGATAATTGCGCCATAATTATTCGCCCTGGTCTGTATCTTCGTCAGCAACAGAAGCGCGGAACGCATCACGTACTTTTTTGCAGTATGCTGGCACTGGTTTTTTAGCACCTTCAATAGTTAAGTCGTGCGCTTCAACGAATGTATTAAGCTGATTTGAACTGTACTTACCTAAGTCGATTTCTTCACCATCAACGGTGATTAACATACTTGCATCAAGCGCTTCTTGCTTTTCAGCTTCTTCGCGTGCAATGCGTTCTTTTTCGGCCTGTTCTTCTAAAAACTTTTGGCGCTCGATAAAGGCTTTAGCATCTTTTTCAGCAACCCAAACTTGGTTAAAGTCTAAGAAGCGTTGAACAAGATCAGACGATACTGCTGTTGGCTCACCTTGTTTAAAGATAGTGCGGGTGCCACATACGGTGTCTTTTTTAAAAGGCTTCTTACCGATGTAAACGATATTCGTTGTATTGCTCATGGATATTCCCCAATAAAAAGCCCCGCAATAGCAGGGCTTGATTTAAACGTGTATCTAAAAGGCTTAGTAACCTTTGTAGCGGTACTCTAGCTCAATTATAACTTCGCCGGTTGCCGCAGCTGATCCCGTATTTTTAACAACCAAATCGCTTGGGCCTTCATCGCCAATATATACAGGCTTAACAAACTCGCTAGCATTGCCAGCACTTGCAGTATCAAAAACGGTTAAATCCTTTTCACCACCTGAATGATCAACAACCTGAACTGTTAGCTCAGTGCCAGCGCCTAGCGCATCGTTAATAATGCGAACGCCAGTGATTTGAGTACCGATTGGCAAGCTCTCAGAAGCAATAGTTGTAGCATTAGCCGCTAAAGCAGCAAGTGAAAGTGTTACCAGGTGTAGCGATAGATTACCGGCGGCACCTTTATAAAATGTTTCTTTCATAATTTTATCCAATTACTAAAAAATTAAAGTGAAAGCCGGATTGCTCCGGCATAAAGGCTTACTGTAGAGATACGGCCGTATCAATTACCATCGTGCCGTAATCGTTTACGCGACCTGTTTTGTCAGAGAAGCGTACTTTCTTACAACCATTCATCCATACGATAGCTGTTTCGTTTGCATTGCCGTGGTCGGTTTTCTCTGTAGTCATAGAGAAGTGTGAGCCTGAATCAGACTTACCGTAAGCATTCGCAAGCGCTTGACCACCAAGTAGAATTGCACGATCGATAGTTGTACCTGCTTCAACAATTTTAGTTGTCGCCAATTTATCGTTGTTCGATACAGTCACTTGATCACCTGCAAAGAAGCGTACAGGCTTACGATATTGACGAACAAGAATGTTGCGCCACATAATCACATCACCTTTGAATACCGGGTGATTGAAACCTTGGCCGCGTTTAATAGCGCGTGATTGCAGCTCTTGTAACTTTTTATCAGTCGCAGAAGCCCAAAGGTCACGCCATTGGCGCGGAGTAACAAACAACAAGAAGAAAGGCGACTCGTTAGCCATTTGGTCAGCTTCAAATGAAATATGTTTCATTGGGTTAGCTTGTTCTTCCAGGATAAGCGCTAAGTCATCAAGCTTTTCAAGCGTCATAATATCCGCAGCATCAATTGCTTCAAAGCTTGTCGCATCACCACCAAACTGGTGACGGTCATACGTTGGTGCCATCACATCGTTAACCATGATTTCTTTAAATTCTTCATGATCTTCAAGTGGGATAATAAAATCGCTTGGCGCATAAGAGCCGCGCGCACCGGCAAGATGATACATAGCAACTTCATCTTTAAAATCGTTGTAGTAGTTACCTAACAACGTTTTAGCAGTGCTAAGCAAATTGTGCTTAGTACGCTTTTGCGACATTTTACCGCCGCTATCAACCATCTTACGACCTTGGTCAATACGCAATTCAAATACTGTTTTGCTTAAGCTCTCGCCTCGGCCTTCCAGTTTTTTATCGCCCATTGTTGGCAAGCCGTTAAGGTTGTGGAATAAATCCATTTCAACCGAATCACCCGCTTGGCTTTGCAAGTCATTGATCATAACCACCGGCGCACCCTTTTCAGTTTGCTTTTTGCCGTGGGCCATATCAGCTTTAGCCGCTTTTGGTGCAGATCCGGTTAACATGTTCACGAACGTATTTTGACGGCGTGTATGTGTAAACAGGGCAGCACCAAACGCTTTTGCCGCTTGTGCTTTTGTAATTGTGCTCATTTTAATTTCCTAGAGAAAATCTGACGCGCTCTCAAGCATCGCTTCAATTTGCGCTTCGGTCATACCTTCCATTTCTGCTGTGATAGTCGCAGCATCTTTGTCCAGTAAGTTTGAGTTAGCGCTCAGATCGCTGGCTTGTGTGCCTACGTCAGTGGGGGTATTTGGGATTGGTGCAGAGTTTGCGTTGCTTGGCTTAGGCTTGTGCTGTTCACCAAATGCGCTTTGTACGCGCTTTTCAACTTCTTTAAATCGCTCTGCTACAGATTTGTTTGCAAACGATGGGTCTTTTGCGAGCTTGTCATCAATAACCTTTGCCATATCCCACTTATCAACGTCACTTTCCATCCACTGTTTTAAGTGCTGTGAATTAGAAAACGCGTCTTGCACTTCATTTTGTGAAGTAGGTTGTTGTGGTGCTGGCTGGTTTTTGGTGCCGTATTGCTGAATTTGGTTAGCAAGTTCACTAACTAATTCGCCTAGCTCTGGGTATTCGTCCTTTATGCGTTTCATTAGCTCAGGATCTTTAAGCATTTCACCTGGTAGTTTGCGTGGATCTATTCCAGCCTCTTTAAGTTGGCTGCTATGTAGCTCGGCTACACGTTTAGATTCTGCAAACTGGCTTTCAAGTTCTGCTTTTTCGGCGGCTATTCTTTGGCTTTCGGCTTCGGCTGCTGCTACACGCTCTCGCGTTTGAACAAGTACGTCATACGGTAAGCTGTGCTGACCGTTCTTGCTGCTTACGCCAGTTGCCTTAACGTAATATTCGCCATCGATTTCAACAAAACCTTCTGGTGCTTCACCTTCTTTGGTTGACGACTCCCCTTCTACGTCTGTTTTAGCTGGTGTTTCGCTTACTTCCTGCTTTGGCTCTGCCGCTGGTGCTTCTTGTTTGATTTCTACTACAGGCTCTTTTTCGCCATCTTCGCCACCAAATAACATATCACCATCAATATCAAGACCAGCTAGTGCCGCCTCGATTTCTTCGTCAGTGCCGTTTGCTAATATCTCGTCTAGTTCGTCCACTTTATTACCCCATCGACCATTTAACGTATGGTTACGAAAATTAAAATTCAGGCGTATCGCTGCCCTTGCGAGTTTGTGCATCGCACAAAAAAGCCGCCTTGATTTCTCAAAGCGGCTTCGTTTCTGCGTAGTACGTGTTTTTTATTTAGCCTGCGTGAATAGCTTGTTTAACGATAGCGCTAAAAATATGGTCTTTAGCTTGTTGCTCTGCCGGCAGGTGATGGAATGGCACAATACATGGGTGCTCTTTTTTGTTAGCATTTTTAACCTTGCCATACTTCCAACCAGCGACTACTTTTTCAGCCATCCAGCTATCGTGAGAAGCACTAGCCGGTGCGTCAGGGTTTAAAATATGAAACGCTACGCCCTTAATGGCTGAATCAATTTGCCATTGCGGGGCCATTTCCCAACTTGGTTGTTCTTCTCGTAATGCTGCGCAATAAGCGCGGTTAACTTCGTGACACATTTTAGCGATAGCTTGTATTTGTTCTATGTGATCTTCTGGTATGTGGTCTATGCTCTCTAGCTGCTTCATTGCTACACCTGTATTGCGTCTAGTTGCTGTTGAATGTTTGCTTGTACGTTTGATTTCATTGCCGCTATTTCAGCATTGCTTCTGCGTACTTCACTTAAAATCTTTTCAGTTTCAGCTATCAACTTGTCGTCTTTAACTTCTTCTGTTTCAGTTTTCTTCTGTAATTCGATGATCTTAACTTTTAGCTGTTCGCGCTCAAGAGTTAGCTTTTCAAGGTTGCCTTGAATTTCTTGCATTTGTAGTTGCTCCATAGCCTGTGCTTTTTCAGCTTGGGCTTGTGCTTGTGCAAGTTCTTCTTCGCTCATATCTTCTTGAGGCTTAGGAATGTTTAACGCCTGGCGTAGAGTCGCTAAAAATTCTTCTTTGTTTGGTAGGTCCATTAATTCAACGAACATAGGCATTGTTGCTGCTTGTGCTTCTGGCGGTATTTGCGCCATTACATTGCTCAATAGCGTTGCTTGTTGCTGGCGATACGTTGGCGTAGCTTTAACAGGCGCTAATGCTAAGTGACCTTTCCAGCGTGCAACATCGTTATTGCGCTTGCCATCTTCGTTAGGCTGATTAAGTACAATTTGCTTGCGCTTAGCCTTGTCGTCACGGTTAACAGTTACCTGTACGTTGTTTTGAGGTTTTAACGCTTCGATAATGTAAGCAAGTAGTAAGTCGCCCACTCTGTTACGTGAGAAATGGAAGTTATCGTTTAATTCAGCAAGTGTTGTTGTGCCTTGCTCAACCAAGTTAGAAATAGCAACGCCGCTTGTTGCGTTACTATCTTGCCCTAGCATTGAATTATAAACGCCGGCTGTATCCTGGATTAACTTCATATCGTTTTGCATGAGGTTAAATTGCTGCGCTGCTATGCCTACATCGTTTTGAATGCTTAACGCGTCAGAGGCTTTTAGCCTGTTTTTACGCTCGGGGTTTAGTGGTATATAACCGTCCGGCTTCTCAACTTCCTCTTTTAATCGTGCAATGCCTAGCTGCGTAGCATCTTCGTCAGCAACAATTCTGCGTGCTTGCAATAGGTAGTTAAGGCGTATAACACGCGCATTAATACCGTCTTGCGCTGGCACCATGCGACTAATAAGGCCATAAGGTTCGCCGCTTGCATCTTTTTGGTAGCCAATGAAAGGCACTAAGTTATACATGCCGCCCGGTGCTTCACTAGGCCTGTCGATAATACGATGAGGACCAACAAACCATGCTTCACGAACATTAGGGAAAGAAGCGTACTCAAGCTGTACTTTGCCGCTTTGCACTGCCGCTTGGTGTATCTGGTTGTTTTTATCGTACTCAATAATGCGCCCGTCACTCATTTTGATAACGTGTGCACGCTTCCATACTTTGTAGTAGATAACCTGCAGTAATACGCGGTTACGAGTTTGGTCTAACCACTCGCTTTGTCCACGGCTCCAACTTTGGCTGTCGTGCCATGCAGAATGTAACGCGTGTTCTTCTACATGTTCTTTATCTACAGTTTTATAAAAATCTTCCCACAAATTTACAGCGTTTTTTAAAATCTCTTTGTGGTCAGGAAAAGTTACAAGTGCTTCGTCCAAATCCATCCATTTTTTACGTAGCATCCAACGCGCATCGCTGCGGTCGGCTTCTTGTGCGTTCCAATCCCACCACACTTCGCGGCGGTGAATAAACTTAACGCGATAAGGCGCAGCAAAAGGAACAGGGTTTTTAGTGACTTCTACCCAGCCAATACCTGCTTTTAATTGGCTTGCATACGCATCTGAACAAGCACGATCAGCGTGAGATAAACGCCACGCATCCTTAAATTTCTCATTTAAGCCTTTTGCTAGTTCTTCGCCGTTTTCATCATCTGCCACGATCATTAAGTCAGAGCGCGAGCGTGCTTCTAAACCAAGTACACCATCAATAGTAGGCCCAATCATGTTGTGCACTATTTCTGGCTGGCCGCGATCCTGTAACACCTTTCTAACAGCTTCACTTAATTGGTCGCCATCATAGTAAGCACATGCTTTAGTTGCTGGTGCGCGCCAATCTGGTTGACTGTCTATGTCACCTAGTAGCGTTAACAGCTTATCTAGCGTAAAGCCGTCTTTATTTGATTTTACGTGATCAGCCATTTGTTATCTTGCCATCCAATGATTAGGGTTATGTGGTGCAGGTGTGTCGTCTTTAATTAGTCGCTTAGGCATTCTTACTCGCATTTCTTGTGCAATTGCATAACTCATTACTTGGTCATCAAAGCCGCCTGGTTGCGCGCCCATTCGACCTTTTTTGTCGTAAACAAACGTATTGAGCTCGTTAACTGTGCCGCGCCAAACAATGCCGTCTTTATCGTGAGTAAGCAGTTCATCAAGTCCACTCGTTAAAATTGGCTTTGATTGTGCGCTTGTATGCCAGCCTACCTTGCGTGTTTCTTCGTCTGTATCTTCACGATCAATGTGTTCTTCCGTGTAAATCCGGCTAGTTGGGTAAATCTCAACAAGCTCTTGAAGTGTTGCATGACCGTGATTGTTTCGCTCAATGCCGATATAGGCCTTGTTATACATAAGTCCGATATGCTTGTTTATGTGTGCAAACCGCTTAGGGTCTATATGACCGAACCAATGTGCTACCTGTCGCCCATCCGATCTGGCAACAACGTCTAATGAGCTGCGATCACCATGTTCCAATCCTTCGGCAACATCACCGCCGATCGCATATTCTTCGTTTTCGTCTGGTAATTCCCACATAAGCAAGTAACCAAGTGTTGATTGAGCCAACTTATCGCCACCCTTAGCGCTTAAATCAACTTTACCGTTCATTTTTTTGCGCTTGCCCGTGTATGGCTCAAGATCATAAACAAGTAATGGCTTGACGCATCGCCCTTCGGCACGCATTAAATCATCACTATCAAACACTTTACGGCCTGACGTTAAGAATGCTTCCATCGGTGTAGATGGATATTCTTGCTTCATCTTGCCCTTTTGGTTGCGTTCCTTACCTATGTACCAGCTAATTTGCTCATCTGTGAGCGTTACGCCGTTAGCTTTTTCAACCGCTTTGAAGTATTTGGCCTTTTCCTTTGATAGCTTTAAGCCACTCGGCGGCACTGCTGATACATACTTAGGATCATCAAACCAAGGATAAAAATGAAACTTGAAGTCTTGCGGACCAAGCATTAAGCCTGATGCTAATAGCTCCATCGCATCGACTGACATATCAAAGAAATTGCCGCTTGCGCCTTCTGCTGTTGACTCTATAAAAATATAAGAGCCTTCATGTACAGCATTAAGTGAGCCCGATTGAACCTCGTCTGCTCGTAATGGGTAGTTAGCGCATATTTTGCCGTATTCGGATACATGCAAAACCTGCAGTGTTCCCGAACGAAAAGAAACAGCAACTCGAATCCATGAGTCATTGTTGAATTTAATGCCGGTGCCTGTTTTACTTTTTACTGAGCGCTTACCTGTTTTTAACCAACTTGGTAACCGCTCATAGGGATACAATATCTTTGATGAAAATATTGCGCCGGCTTCGTCTTTACCCTGGGCAATTACCCCGCACTGCCTATTGTCGTTAAACATGGCATGGTCCAGGATAAAAACCTGTATTGCTGTACTGAACCCCAATTGACGCGCTTTTAAGATGATGTTTAAAAACCACATCGTCATAAACAATACGGTTTGCGCTATACGACAACGAAATAAAACCTCACGGCCTTTCTCGTCCGCAATGATGTATAAGTTGTTTATTCGCCACCACCAACAATCAAGGTATGGCTCGCAACGCTCTAATAGCTCGACTTCATCTAGTTCAAAGCGTTCTTCTGGTGTTAACCAAGTGCTTTTAGGGTATTTAGCTAGTTTGGGTTGCATTACTGACTAACCACGGTATCTAAACCGCCTGTACGTTTATCAATGAAATCATCAAGCTTACTAGTGCCGCCAGCATCTTTACGTGCTTTAGCTGCTTCATGCTCCGCAATTTCTGCTTGATGTTTGCCGCGCTTGGTAGCATTAACCAAGGCTTTAGTTTGCTGTGAGATACGAGCTGTTTCTACTACCAATTTACCGCGTGCCAACGTATCTGTTTCAAGACTAGACAATGTTTTTATTATTGACTCTACACGCTGAACGTTCCTATCGAGCGCGTTTTCGGCTTTAAACATTGACTCATAGAGCCGTGTTCTTGCTTCATTATTAGTGTCTGAATCATCTAATAGCTTTTGAATGCCGTGGATAGCATCCATAACCATGTGAATGCGAGCCCGACAAAGATCAAGTTCATCTTCAAGCGTTGTCGCCTCAACAAGCTCGTTCACATCATTATTGAAGTATTTTGTATACCCGCCATGCTTAACTAAATGTAGGTTTCTACTGCCGGGCTTAACACCTGGCTTTTGTTTTCCGTCCTTAGTTTTACGCTCTTTAGCTTTTGGTGTATTTTTTAAATTAGCTTTAGGTAGCTTTATGTAACGCCTAGCAGTGGCGTAGTTAATCCCATTAGCTTCGCAAAAGTCACGTGGTCCAATACCGGTTAGCTCGTGCTCGTTTAAAAATAGCTCGCTTAAATCGTCCCATTTTGACACTACTTGTCACCGTTACCACCCTTGATGCCAATGCGCTGTTGAAAATAACGCTCTAGCAAAAAGATTGACCTACCACCCATGTGCCCTGATATACCCGCAGTAGCGGCTGTAATAGTGGCTGACATACCCATTTCCTGACATATCAATACTGTAATGATCCCTGCGAAGCCGCTAACAGCCCATTCACCTATAAGTTCAACAACGCTAAAAGGTAATTTATCGCTTTTTCTACGATTAATGTAATTCACTGTACCACCCCAAATGGCAAGCAATAGAAACCAAACGTAACCAAGGCCCAAGTCAATCAAACCCTTTAATATTGGCCCTGTTTCGTTAGGCATTGTCTTTTTCCTTAACTGTCTTGGCTTTTATCATGCGCTCAATAAGCGGTGTTACGTTTTTAATTGCTCTCTCACCAAACAAAAATCCAAGCACTAGTAAATTGATTATATAAAGAGCACCTTCCTGCTGTTCGCTTAATGCCCCCCAACTGCCACTGAAAACTTTAAAGTCCATGTACAGAGTTGCATAACCCCAAATAGGGCGCTGACAACCGCGTAAAAAAAGCATTAAGGGACCAAGTAACGGTACTGCTTTTAAATCTTTAGCAGTACCTTCCAGTTCAGCAATGCGATTGTTAAAAATCGTTTGCTCCTGGATGACTAACTCTTGAACTTTTAATGCATTTTCATCAACCGAAGTTTTGATACGTAAATCTAATTCAGCCTTTTCCTGCTCGCTCATGCTTGGTGGATAATAATCCTTAACAGCCTGAACAACTGACGAACCCAAGCCGCCACTAAAAAAATCAACGGCTTTAGTTAATATATTGCTCATGCGTTTACTATCTCCAATGTTGCAGGCTTACCATCAAGCAAAATCATTAGCTCGTTGAATGCGCCACCACTATTTAAAACAGCCCACTCATCGCCCACAGTGCCAAGGCCTTTTCCTGGTGCAATGCAGCCTGCCAATTCGGTTGATTTGTTTGCAACATGAATAAGAATGTGTGTGCGTAACGACTGTCCGTAGATAGTTACGCCTAAATTTTGTTGCTGTAACGCGTAGCACGTTCCATGCTTTGGACTTTCGTGAGGCACTAGCTCATAGATTCCACAAGGAACGCAAGAAATAGACGGCTTATTGTTGTTCCATTCGCGTTCGACAGTAAAACAAATAAACTCGCCTTTTGCGTATAACTCACCAAACGTGCCAAAAATACCCTTTGGTGTTGGGAAGCGTTTTAATAAAAGTTTCATAGCTGGCCTTTTGTTTCGCGCATAAAAAAGCCCGCTAGTGCGGGCATGTATTTTATATTTGTGATTATTGCTTGGAATATGTGTTGCTAAATCCCTTCCCTTGAACATCTTTATATCGATAAGTTATCTCGCAACTTTCGATAAACTCCATAATGTCTATAAATTCTTCTTGGCTACTTGCCCACACTCCTAAAAACCGTCTCCTTCCCGATGGTGTCAAACCATTAGGAAAGCCAATATCTATAGAAATGGAACTTTGGAAAAGCCTCTGTATACCAATTTGAAAATCACGGTTTGATATAGCTTTGCCGTCTTTCTTTACTGTGAAATCTATATCTAGTGCCGCGCCAGAACCGAAGTTTTCAATAAATATTTCACATTCCCATCTTCCCACATCTATAATGCGGTGAGCATCTAAGATTGGCCTAATAGAGTTGATATACAGCCTTTCATTATGATTTAAGCCGCTCCATGCAAAACAAAATGTAATTAATGTCGCAATCAATGCTATGAAATCACCAAGCTTTACCTCAGCATTGAATCCTTGGCCAATTATAGCGCCAGATAAAAAGACCAGCGCCAAACCAATTAAAATTACACCATCTAATTTACGCATCTTCTCTCCTTGTTTTAAAAGGAGGTTACCATGCTCACACGTAAAGTTGGGATCTAAAAACAAAAAAATCCGCTCAGTCATAAACTAAGCGGATTTCTTCAATATGGAAAATACTATATCAGTCTTGGGGGGTTTGCAAGTTAATCATCCCATCTCGGTTTTGATATATGACAATCATTAATCCAATTAAACAATTGAGTTAAACGAGCTTCCGCTTCTTCGTAATCTATTTTCCCTGAATCAATAGACTCCCATATACTTAATAAAACATCGGGAGCTTGCTCTGGTATACCTATAAAAAAATGACTACGTAACATATTAAATAACACATCACCATCTGGGCTTGCGTCTTTGTTATCCCATATAGATCCAGTCCCACCAATTCCCCAACCACACAACAATTCCTCTAATTCCACAGTTTGCATACTGTCTGTGTTTTCTTTCAAAATTTCTACTTTAAACAACATAGTTTTACCTTAAATAGTATTTTTTATACTTCCTCGATGCATGCGTACAGAGCTGGCCACAACACCTTCTAAAGTGAACTCGTCACCACCTTTGAGTTTGTGAGGTCCGTATTCATCACTTGCAGAAAGTAATTGATTGTTTTTAAAGTCTGCTATTTTGCAAACATACTGACCGTTTAGTACAGCAACTATTACGTCACCAGGCTCAACGTTCAAACTCCTATCAATCAAAAGTACATCACCATCAAATATACCTACACCTTCCATTGAACGGCCGCTAGCTAAACCATAAAAGGTCGCGTCTTTGTTTTTTTCAATTAAGCCTGTTATACCATCGGGTAAATCGCTAAATGAAGTGAGTTTATTGAAATTACTCTCATACATTGTTAAATAACTCGCTTTGAACTGGATCTGCAATATGTATTAACTTAAATCCGTCATATCCAGTGACAACTTTAAGAGAGTCAAATAGTGGCTTAGCAGTGTCATGAAAATTATTTTTCATTGATATTATTGCTCTCACTTCTCCTATTAAATCTATATTTAGCTGTTCAATACCTTGTGCAAAAGGACTAGAACTTGTCATAACTTCAAATTTAAATCTACGAAGTTCCTCCTGGTTTAAAATAAGCTGCCTATGCATCTTTTCTGATGTTTCTTTATAGATAGGCTTTACATAACTTAAATAATCTGACAACTGGTCATGAGTGAGGCCCGTTGGGACATCTTGAAATATTCTTTTAGCTTCACTTGAAAGTTGATGGTAGTTAGTTGCTGTTAGCGTCTCAAAGCTTTTTAGAAACTTAAGGTTTAGCTCGTTAGTCTTACTCTCATGAACCATAAAATATAATTTTGATAACGCTTGATGTAACTCCTTTGCTGAGTGATGATTGCTTTGATGCAACCAAGAGTTACTTGTAAGCCAACCTACTACTAATAACATGTTGGTAGTATAAGCTATAAGAACCGTATACACGGCAATAACAACATCGCTAAAACTGCCCCAACTTCCATCTTTTACTTGAAAACCATAAAGTAAAAATAACAAAATAATAAGTGCTAAGTATCCAGCTGTTAATCCCACAAACCACTTTCTAAACTTATTCATGAAGCGTCCACCTCGATTTTTTCAGCCAAAGCTCTTAACTTATAAGCAATCGTAGTTTTGGTATCATTTTTATTGAAATATGCTTCGAGATGTTCTGAATTAGTGTCTATGCGCAGTGTAAAATGACAGTGTTCGCCACACCCTACAGGCTGAACTTCTATGTTGGTGAGTTTATCTTGCATGGTTATATCCTTACTTCATGCTCTATTCTGTATAAGCTAATTGCTAAAATTTATATTCTTCATTCTTTTATATCATAAACTTAGCGGTAATCACTCTAATAAACTAATTATATTGACATGATCATATAAAAAGTTAGTCTAAAGCTAAGTTTACTATTTTAGACAGTTAATAAGATCCATGACATTCAGCTTTTCATTTGAGGACATTGAACTCTTATCGCCTTTAAAAGTAAGACGTAAAAAGTCTAACGCACTCCGTAAAGAGAGCATTAATCGATATCTGCTAGACCACCTCAAAAAGTATTTCTCAAATGCGAAGCCTACAAACTCTAATCATGCTTGTTTACTGCCCGCTGCTCTTAGGCCTATATATAGAAAGCTAACCATGAAGCAGATTTTTTGTAAGCGTCTAGCGAACCACACCTAGCATCGATGTTCTGATTATCTAAAAATACCTGCTCAATGATAAATTCGGA